TTGGCTTTTTTTACGAACATTCCCGAACTGCCAAACTTGGCCGCCGGAACATTTTTATCGCTTAGTCCCTCTATAGACGAACCCTCAACAGAAACAGTATAATGGACTGTCGCAAATTTGTCTTCTGGTTGATAGCCGTCAGGTTCTGCACTATTCTTCTTAAATGTAACATTGCCCTCTTTGGGTGGTGCCGTATAGTTGTCGGGTTCTGTGCTGTCATTAGTCCATATAACTTTACCCGTTGCAGTGATTTCACCCAACTTATTACCATTCAAATCGTTAATATCAAAACCGCCTGTATCGATATTAAATTTAATCTGAACTTCGTCATTTTTGACAAGTTCTTTTAATTTTTCATCAGCTGTGTCCAATACAGAAATATCGCCCTCTGCACCGACTTGCAGTTTTACGTCACCTTTTGTATTTACATCATCTACAGCCTGTTGAAGTTCCTTTACTACCGAAATGTTCCCGTCGGCATCTATGACTATACGCTTATTCTCCGGAATCAGCCCCATGCTGTGTGCTAATTCGTTTGCCTGTTCGGTAATAACATCAAGTTTACCGTTTTCGGCAGCCTCTTTTACAGTCTTAAATCCGTTTTGCAGTAAAGCGGCATTTGTTGCAATATCACCTGAATATGCTCCAAACTTTTGCATTGAATGAACATAATCGTTAATTATATTATTCAATTCTGTTCCGTCACCATTTGCCGCTTTTTCCCACGCAGACTCTAAATTATCAACTCCATTCATTGCCAATGCCGCGGCTTGAGCATAACTGTTCATATCCAGTTTGCCCGCTGAAATAAATTCTTTCATATCGGACAATGATTTTTCCACACTCTCATTATCCTTATTTGCCACTGACATTTTTAACAATTCAAGCTCCATGTTAGACAGTTCTTCTGCTGTATCATGTAGTTCTTGATGTGAACCGTCCAAATCATCAAGTTGTTTTTTATAATCTTCAAGTATTCCTGTCGCAACCTTATAACTACCAGTTATCGAGGCAAGCACACTTTCTGCATTTTTAGCGGATTCATCCGTTATCGCATTTTCATAGTCACTACCTATTGTATTTTTATATATTTCTTTGGCTTTTTCGTATCCCTCAGCCGCAGTAATTTCATTGTCCGCTATTTTTGCGGTAATATCACTGACTTTAGACTTTGCCTCTGAATATTTAGTCTGCAATTCTAATTCTTGGTTATAATTTTCTTGTGCCTCGCGTCGTGTTTGTATATAATTAGCATTATTATTTACTAATTCAGATAATTCGGCACGTTGATTATTTATGTTAGATTGCAATTCATTCTTGGTTAGTTTTGTTACTTGTTCAACAGCGTCGTCCAAATTAGAATTATCGGAATTGATTACAAGATTGTATTCCTGCGATAGCATTTCCTTTATTTCTTCTAACTTGCTTTTTGCATTGTCAACTTGTTCTTGACTGCTTTCGGGGCTTTCAATAACCATTTTTAACGATTTGATTTGCCCCTGTACTTCATTCAGCGATTTGTATTTTTCAAAGCTTTCTTTGACCTTTTCATTACCCTTGGATAGTCCCTCGCTCCACCTGTATTGCGATTGATACCATTTGTCATATGCAACCTTTCCGCCTATCGCCGCCGTAGCAATACCCGCAACAGCTAACGCCGCAGGTCCGGCAACAGAACCTATGCTCGCAAGTGTCGGTGCAAACTTCGCCAATGCTCCGCCTGCTGAAAATGCCTTTTTGATGTTGCCGACTGCCTCAACAATTCCGCCAACACCTTTGATTGCTCCGGCACTGACTTTTGAAATAGCACCTATCGCAATAACTGTCGCACCCGTATTAACAACAACACGTTTTTGTTCGTCGTCCATTTGCGACAAACCTTTTGCAAAATTAGCTACTGTGGTGCTTGCGTCTTGTATTGACGGCAACATTGTTTCACCGATACTTCTTGCCGCCTCAATAATATTGTTTTTTGTGTTCGCCAATTTTGATGCGGTCGTTTCATTCTTTGCGTTAAATTCTTCTTGCAATGCCGTATTTTCTTGGTATGCGGTATTTGAACGATTGACACTCTCGGTTACTAAATCATAACCGTTGACTAATGCCATCATAGCCTGTATATCCTGTGTATTGTTTATGCCTAAATCGTCCAAAGCCAATGTTAGGTTCTCGGCAGACTGCAAGCCTTTTAATAGTCCGTTAAATGCACCGGAGCTGTCAGTATTCCACTGTTCTTTAAATTCTTCCGCACTCTTACCGCTGTACTTTGCGAATTTTGTCAAACCCTCTCCGCCGCTTGCAACGGCTGTTTCTATGGATAGCCACGTACGACCTATCGCACTACCGCCCATTTGTGCCTCAATGCCTAATGATGATAGTGCGGCAGAATAACCCAACACGTCCGCCGCCGACATTCGTACAGATGAACCGTATTTACCCATACGCAGTGCCATTTCCGCGATTTCCGATTCGGTTGTGGCACTGTTGTTACCTAGATCAACGATTGCACTGCCGATATTACGAATTTCGCCTTGACTTGTACCCATTACATTCATAAATCGGGCAAGTGTAGCCGCGCCTTCTTCGCCGACAAGGTTTGTGGCTGAACCCATTTGTGCCATTACTTCCGTAAAGTCGATAATGTTTTCTTGTGATATACCCAACTGACCGCCCGCCGCCGCAAGTTCGTTTAGTTCAGTCGTTGTTTGTGGTATCGCGCCTCTGCCGTCAATACCTGTTGTTGACAAATCAATAATGCCTTGCTTTATTTTGGCTAACTGTTCCGGTGTAGCGTCAACCGTCTTTTTAACTCCGGCAAAACTATCCTCAAAATCTATCGCAAACTTTGCACTTGCAACACCTCCGGCGGCAAGAGCCGTTGATGCGTATTGTATCGGTTTTGTTATCGTGTCAATACTTTCGCCGACTTCTTTTATACCTTTTCCGGTATCTTTAAGCTGACTTGCAAGACCTTGATATGCACTTGTGCTTTCTCTTACACCTTTCACACCATTTGTATTGCTTTGTGTTCGTTCCAATTCTTCTAGTTGTTGCGATACACCGCTTATTGTCGCCTCTAAGTCGGACGCGTCACCTCTTATTCTTACTACTAATTCCGCCGCGTCAGCCACTACAAATCACCTCACTACATTCCATAAAACATTTTTAAATACGGGTCATTTCCCGTATATTCTTCTTCCTCGTCGTCCTCGTTTATTATTTCAAATAACAATCTCGGGTCTTGCTTTGCCAAATCGTTTGGCAATATACCGTGATATTTCAGCATTGTCCCGTATAAATCGCTTAATCTTCCTTTTCGGTTGCCTGCTCCGGCAGGCTTTCCTCGTTTTTTCCCGTAAAATCATCCATAAACCACTTCATTACTTCACGACACATTCTCATTTTTGCTGAAACAGCCGTGTCTAAAATATCTTGTGTCGCCTCTGTACCCTCAAACAGATAGTCAACGGCATCTGCACATACCGACGTAGCCGTTACTTTTTCACCCTCTGCAACGTCCATATATTCTTTTTCAACCAACGTTGCCGCACCGAAACACCACGGTTTTGATACATACTTCTTTTTGTTGTGTACAAATGTTAATACTCTTTGCATTGTTACTCGCTCCTCTCTATACGAAAAAAGCACGCCTTTCGGCGTGCCTTGTCTTAAAGTGCTTTCTTCACTGGATAGTAGTTCATATCCTTAAACCAGTTTTCTTCAAGTTCTGTCTTTGTGACACCTTCCGGCAAATCGCTTTCGTCAAAGTATGCGTAATAGTTGTTGTCAAAATCACGTTGTACGGCTGTGTATGTAGCCTTTGCGGTTTGCTTTTCAGGCGCACCGCTTGACGCTTTTGTTTTACCTCCGACGTTTGACGCAAAGCTGTACGAACCCTTGTAATATCTCACATAACGGTATGAGCCGTCAGACTTCATAATTCTCCACGCAACACCGAAATAAACTGTTTTTGTATCGTTGCCGACCTCAACAACGCCGTCTTTTTGTGTCAGTCCACGCCACATTGAATCAACTTCCGGCGGAATATCGGCATTTGTGATGTCGTGACCTAATTTTTCAATGTAGTTTGATGTTTCATACGCACCGTTATCGGCGTCAAAAACATCACTGCCGCCTGCGTCTGTCGGTGCAATTTCGACAGTACCTCTCAAATTGTACGGGTCACCATATGTTGCACCCTCTGATGTGTCTGTTAAAACTGCGAAAAATGTGTACTTGTCCACACCTATTGTAGGTAGTGGTTTTCTTTTCTCTGTATTTGCCATAAATCAATCATTCCTTTCTACTACTTTCGTAAATCTCATTGTTTTGTGTTTTATACTCTTGTCGTCGGGATTGGGTACGTCCATTGTCATTTCGTGATAATATTCATTATCAGTCAACAATTTATATACCCTCTCCGACAATTCAAAACACGTTTGCGGATAATCGGCGTAAATATCAATCTGAACAGTCGTATCATTCGTAACGACCGTATTGTCATATGACATTGAGCCTTTGTCCGTTAGCGTGTAATATGCTATTGCGGGCAATTTATTAAAATTATCGGGGTAAGCAAAGCATACACTTACACCGTCTATCTGCTTTAAAATGTCCCGTAATTCCAAACCAATATCAAACACCGTACCCCTCCTTGAATTTTGCGATTATCTCGCTGATGTTATTTTTCAGTGCAGGTACGAGGAACGGCTGTGGTGCTTGCCCCGACGTTGTGTAAAATCGACCGCCACTGTAATACGTCCAGTGTCTTTTTGACGTATGCGAAACAGATTTGTCGCCCTTTGAGCCTGTGCCAAATTCGACATAAATACCGTAATCGGCAGTCGGACCGATTGCAACGCTGTCACCGTCCACTTGGCTTACGATACTGCCTTTTAATCGCCCTGTTGCAACAGGACAGTTTGCCACTGCGTGCGCTCTTACGACTTCACCCGCCATTGCCAAACCTCGCTGTATTTTATCGCCCGACGCATACTGTGTCAGCTTGTCAACAACGTTGTCTATCCCTTCGATTGAAAAATTCATTTCAGCCTACTCCTTTCGAGCATTGCTACCAAACCGCTGTCCCATTTCTGCACATATGTTATATCATATATGTCGCCGTCATATTCAACCCTGTTACCGACCTTTACGTCGTCTGACATATCGCAGAACATACGCATTTGACATTCTATATCTAAACCGTATTGCTCTCTTGCTCTGCCACCGCTGTACGGTTGTACATCGGCTTTAATTTCGGACAATACAGTCTTTTCGGTTTTACCTGTATAGTCGTCAATTTCATATTCTGCGATTATAACAGTTTTATCGTAAAAATCACTGAATACTGATGTCACTCGGAACACGCCCCTTTCGTTTACGGAACGGGTCAAGGCGTTTATAATAGTTGCTGAAAATCTTATCGTTGTCGGTTTCGGTATATGTCACGGAACGTTCGCCCTCACTTATGCTCTTGACTACTTCGGGACTTTTACTGTCCCCGTAACCTTTCGCCCTGTACATATCCGCCGCAATCTTCGGAACAAGGCTTTCAAGCTGACGAGGCAGTACATCAATATGACAATACGCCATAATCATATTAACCGTGTCCTCAATCAAAAAGGACAACAAGCTGTCTTGCTCGTCGTCCTTAATTCCCAACAACATTTTTAGTGTCCCCAACTGTTCCATATTATTCACCGCTTACAACGTCGGCACTGCCCGACTTTCTCGCCTTGCCGTCTGCGGTAACTTCCGCAACTGTAATCTTGTGACCGTTTGTCGCAGTGATTTCGTCACCGTTGTTAAACTCTGTCCACTTCGACAAATCGTCGTCATATGCAACGCTTGGAGCGGTGCTTGCGGCAGTCTTGTAAACCAACTTGTGACCGCCGATAGGCTTTGGCGATACCGTAATAACGGTGTTGCCTGTTGTGCCGGCAACCGATTCAACTGTCAATTCGCCGAGTGTCGGAACACCGTTCTTAAATGCGGCAAATGCGTCGTCCTTGACAACAAGGAAACCTAAACGCATAGTAGCCTTGATTGCAACCATATCTTGCTCGGCAAGTGATAGCGGTTTACCGTCACTGTCAAGAGTGCCTTGTAGTGTTGCCTCTGTAAGAATTTCATAGTTGATACCTGCACGCATACCGACAACGGCATACTTGAAGTTACCTGTGATAATATCGGCACGTTTATTGTCCCACGCACCGTTACGTACAAATTCGATAGGCTGACCGTACAGCTCACCGCCTGTTGTACCGTTGACATATGCAGGTGCGCCGTTTGCGTCACGCAATTTTCTCAGCATATTCTTAACACCGATACGACCGATAAATCCCGACGGGTCATAGCCGTTTTCTTCAATCATCGACATTGCGTCAGACATAGCAATATCAATATTTGCGTTGTCTGTAACAACCATATGCTTACTGTCGATAGCGTTCATAATGTTTGTCTTGAACGGTGAATTTGTACCGAAAATGCACGCCGCGTCAATCGCTCTGTAGAATGCCTCTGCGATTTCTGGCTTTAGTTCTTCAAATACGCTGATAGTCGTATCTTCCAACTTTTCTTTTGTTACCGGAATAATAACGGCTAACTTCTTAGCCTCGATTTCAGAGTGAATCCAAGTAGCACCGCTTGTCTTAATTCTTTCACCCTCACCGACCCAGTAAGCACCCGGACCGTCCGTAAGTACGTTAAACTTCTTTTTCTCGTGTTTCATTTCCTCGACTTTCGCCATTCTTAAAACACTTGAACCCCTTGTCACCATTTTGATGATGTCTGTTGCTTGTTCGACAGGTACAAAGCCTGTCAATTCATTTTTTAAATAACCCATTTACACTTCACTCCTATCTTTGATTTTCTCTGATTATGTCCATAAAACTGCCTGTGTTGTGACCGCCACTGCCACCGTTTAAATTCGGTGTTTTGCCCTTTAAACGCTCGGTAACACCTGCTTGTACATCTTTGTCGTAGCTTTCTTTTATCTTGTCGATAACCGCCTTTGTGCTATCCTTATCCTCTGCTACAATGTACTTTGCAATCTCGGCAGACAGTCCGACTTTGGCAAGTTCTGTTTCGGCATATGCAACGATTTTTTCACGTTCAAACTCTGCCTTTGCTTTTTCAAATTCTGCCCTTTCCTTGTCGTCGTCCTCTTTTTTTCTTTGTTCGTTTGTCAACTTGGCTTTTCTCATGCCCTCTTCTTCGGCTTTTTTTAATTTTTCTTCAACTTCCTTTTCCCACTTCTCTTTTGCCGCCGCTACTGCGTCATCAATCGCCTTTTGATTGTCGCCGTCTTTTTGTTCGGTTGACTTCTGCTCTGTGGACTTCTGCTCTGTGGACTTCTCTTGCTCTTGATTTTCTGTTTGCTCTGCTGTATCTGCCATTCAAATCATTCCTTTCTGAAAAAATTGTATAAAAATAAGACGTATAACCCCACGTCTAACAGGGAGATAATCGGATCACCATTCCTTTCTTCTATGTGTATGTTGTGCCTATGCTCACACTATCACCGCCTTTCAATGTATCAAAAAAGCACGTCTAACAACGTGCTTTATATTTATCCTGTTTTCAAAAGTCTTTTCTTGCGAATATTATCTATATATGTCTTATACTCGCATTCACAACGTTTTAAGTCCTCAACTTGTTCTGATTTTGTCTGATGTCTACTTCGTTCAATCCTTAATCTTTCCTGTTCTTCCAAATACATTATTGTTTCGTCTATATCTTCACTTGTAAATCCCTCAAATTGTGATAAGTCAACAGGTCTGTCATCTATAAGAAAATTAGGCATTTAAACCACCTCCCAAAAATCTATTTTATGATTTTCTTTTAATTTCGCTAATGCTTTTAACTGTGCTTCTTTTTCAGAATAACCATTACTTGCAAACTTGCTTACGTATAGATTATATAACTCTATAGAAACTTCCTGTTCCGAAGTATACGAATACAAAGTTCCGTCGTGACAAGCAACAAAAGCTTTACTATATCCCTGTTCAAAGAAACAATTAAAATCTGTTGCACTCGGCGGCATACTTGCAGGGTGGGAATGTATGGCATAAATATTTCCATATCGTGCCAAAACCTTATTCCGACGTTTAGACTTAGCAACACCGCTTGTTTCTTTTTCATTAAGTGCGCTTGCTATAATTTCACCCGTATTACCGTCAATCCAATACATATCTTCAAACTTTGTGCCGCTTCTGTGCTTTAACGCCGCTTTTGCACAATCGTATAATGTTTTATTAACCGCTTTATTTTCACTTATATTATCAAACTTACGTTTATATTCTCCGCTTTCAATATAAGTTTTATTCACAAGTGTAACTTTATTTCTTCCATATCTTTGGTTTTCAAGTGCAACCGAACCACTCCTTGCTTTTATTATACCACGTTTTTCACTATTTGCAACATATTTTAACGCATTTTTCTGTTCGTCCGACAAACTGTTTTTCCATTCGTCAAACGTCATACTTCCGTCAACCTTGTAATTTTCGCCAGTAAGCGGGTCACGGGCGATACGAGTTGACAAATTCACGTCTGCCATAACCGTAACACAACGACAGCGCGGGTGTATCGGCGGGAAGTTTTCGCCCTCAACGGCTTTATCCGTATCAAACACGCTACCGTCAAGACTTCCGCACCTGTCACACGTCAATTCAGACAGTGCCGCAACAAAACGATACTGTTTTATACCTATTTCCTCATACGCCATCTTTTGACCTTGGTTCATAAAATGAGCCGTTTCACTTCGCACAAGTGTTTCGGCTGATGTTCGTATTCCACCCGGTGCAGTATCTTTGACGTAATCAATCAGCTTGTCGGTCATACGGCTTACGCTGTGACCGCTGATTATACCGTCCTCAATCGTCTGTCCGACTGCCTGTATAAATCTGTCGTTATGTATCCACACTCTCTCGCTGTAGTTGTGACCGTGCCACGGCTCTCTTAATACCATATTAACCGCCTTTTGCGGTACAAGTGAAAAATCAATACCGCAGTTTAAACCTTGTGCAGTATCAAATATGTTTGTATAATAAGCCGTCTTTACCGCACTGTCATACAGTTTCTTTTGTTCCTTTATAGCCTCGTTTGCAACGTGCCTAAAGTAAATATATACATTACGTTTCAGTCCCTCTAATCGGCTAATTCTCGCACCATATGCCTGTGCATTTATGCGGTTTAGAATTTCCTTTTTGACTGTCTTGTCGTCTGTTTCGTCGTACAGTTCAAGCAGTTCTTCGTACTGTTTGTCGCTGTCGGCTATACTCATCAGCCGACGTGCCTCTTTTTCGGGTATATCGGTTGAAATATAGGCTTTAAACGTTTTCTCAATATCATTGTTTACATTCTTGATTGCTCGCTCATATGCCTTAATTACACCGTCCTTAACGCTGTCCGCTTGCGATTGTAAATATGTTTCAACTTCAACGGCACGTTTTACCCAATATGCCTTACTCTTCATTGTAGTTTACTTTCCTTGCCGAACTTTCAGCGATACGCATATCTTCGGCGGACTTTTCAGCCTGTTCTCTGCGTGCGATTTCAACTTCTTCCTTTGCGTCTGTTATAAACGGCAGACGCTCTAATAATGTTTCGTCAGACGCAAGACCTTTGAGGTAATTAATCATCTGCGCTATTTCAAGTTCGTTTGCAGGCAAGTTATATGTAAATCCAATGTCAACTCTGTGCGACGGCACTTCTTTCATTGCGTTTAATGTCACTAAGAAATTGTTGTAAATCTCTAAACGTTTTCTCAACGTCTTAGCGAAATTACGTTCTTTGTTCTTGACGTGCTGTTCAAATCCCAACAGCTTGTACTTTATCGCCACACCCGACAAGTTGTTGCCGAAACTTTCGTCCGACAGGTCGGGAACGTGTGACAAACGGTGTATATCGTCCTTGATGTCGTCACGCAACACTTTTGTATCAGCCTCGTTCAGCACCTTTGACAGATACTCCGCCTTTGCGTCACCGTCACCCATTAAGATACGTTCTACCAATAATTTTTTTGCCTGTTCGGTGTCAAGGTCGCAGTTACACAAAAACAACAGCGAATTAACAAATTGCTCTTTGTCATTAATTCTATCTGACATCAACACATTGTATGCGTCAATCTGTGTTATCAACTGTTCAAAATCGCCCTGCATTTCCGTATTATTTCTGTATTCGATAATAGGCACATCGAAAAAGTAATGCGGTTCAACATTTTGCAATGACAATGCCGTATAGCTGTCAAGACCTGTGTATGTATATATAAACGATTCGTCATACACACGACAAATACTGCCTGTGCAGTAGCCGTCAAGGTCGTATTTCTTGTAGTAATACACCGCAAACAACGGCTTTTCAAATGCCGACTGTGAGTAACATACAAATGTATGCTCCGGATCCAATCGTACACTTCTCGGCTTGCTTTTTTCGTCTGCATAAATCAGTTCATATGCTTTGCCGTAAATGCTCATATTCTTTACGATTTCACTGTCAACACTCGGAATATCCTGTTCCAAATATTCGTTTTTGATTGCCTCAATATCGTATTCGTCCGATACTGCGTATGTTACAGGATTGCCGACAAGATAACTCTGTGTCATATCCGTTATGTACTTTGCGTGATTACACATTATGCGGTTGTTTGCCACGTTTTTGCCTCTTTTTCTGCGGCTTAAAATGCGGTGGTCGCCCATATAGTAATCGTGTAACAATCGGTATCTCTGTCGCTCTCGCTCGTGCCGTTCAATCAATTTCGTTATGATAAACGGTGTCACACCGCCTGCGACTATATCTTCATCAATTATCATATTCCGTACTCCTCTCTTGAATAGATTTTAGCTTTCTTATCCTTGCGCCAACTCTCAACGCCGTATCTCAGTGCCGCCATTGCGTCATCAAATACATTGACAGGTTCGTCAGTATACTCGCCCGACTTTTCATCAACTCGCCAACGCCATTGCTGTATCTCTTTGATTACATTCACGCAAGACGGGTGAATGTGTATCTTTCTGCCTTTTAACCAGTCAATCTGCGATTGTATGCTGTTCGGATTTTTAACAACCGCCCTTGCACGATAGCCTGCCTTTCGCCACATTTTTATACGGTCCGGCTCTGCACTGTCGCACCACATTGCAAGACTTTTGCTGAACTTCCCGTCAGCTTTTTGGATAATCTCTGTTGTGTCCATTTCGTGTACATACAGTTCATTACAAACGTAAATATCACCGTCCTTATAACCTAACGTTAATATGGCGTTTGCGTGATTAAAGCCGAAGTCCTGTCCTATCGCCATAGCGTCAAAACGGCTCATATCTGTTTCAAATTCCTCAATGCGATAATTTGAGAATATCAATCCGCCTGTTTCGCCCCATTCGCCCAAGCCGTAAATCCTGTAGCCCTCAGGGTCAACCTCTTTACGTCGTAACATACGTTGTCGATACGCCTCATCACAAAATCGGTTTGTTAAATATGTGCTTTGATGCGTTAAGACGTTATCGTCCTGTATATCAAAAAACACTTTCTTTATCCAGTGACTTGACGATACAGGGTTAAATGTCAATTTTATCTGATAAAAAAGACCGTCGGGAAGTTCACCTCTCAAACGGTCATCTATAATTTCAAAATCCTGTTGCACAAGCTCCGTAGCCTCTTCAATCCATACGTCCGTTAATTTTCCGTTCGCAAATGTGATTGATTTCAACTTTTCACGTTGCTTGTTGTCGTTTACACCACGAAATATAATCTTGTTGCCGTTTATACAGGTGAACGACAACGGACTTTGCGTAACTCTCCACGCTCTGCCAACGCCCATACGGTTTATGGCACTTTCAAGCTCCGCAAACGTACTGTCACGGTTTGTTATATCAGACTTTCGCACACATACAAGATTACGTCCCTTGTCACGCATTAAACGCAATATGTACAGTTGTGCAGTATCAACACTCTTACCGCTTCCGGCACTGCCTTTCATTACAACATAACGCTTTTTACATTGATGTACAGGCTTGAATATCGGATTGAACGGTACTGTTATTTTGTTCATTCGTCCTCACCACCGTAATCAATTTTAATGCTGTAGTCCATATCACCGTCAACGTTTAATTTTTCGGTGAATAACGCATAATATTTACCCAGCATTTCCGCCGCTTTGTTTACGTCAGACACCTTTGTCGGTATTTCAACACATATCGGTAGCTCCGCCTCGTCAGTGACTTTCTTGCCCTTGTCGTCATAGTGTGATTTACGTGCTTTGCACGTCACTACAACAGTTTCTAACTTCTCACGTCGCATAACGGCGGTTAACGTCTTTAACACCTCATCTTGTTTGGCAATAAGAGCGTCCTCTTTCTCTTTCAGCCGTTTTTGAATATATTCCTGAATTTCAGGTTTCTTCAAGTTTTCATTTCCAATCGAATACGCCGTCTTTTCCGAATACCCCGCTTTTATTGCCGCTTGCGTTGCGTTCAAACTAATCAAATATTCCTCACAAAACAACTTCTGTTTCTCAGTCACTCTTATCACCTCCTGTTTTATTGCATAAGAAAAACACACCCGATTAGGTGTGTTTTAAATTATTGTTGTTTCTTTTTAGTATATTCTTCAATACAAAATTCTAAAAAGTTTAATTTTTCTCTATTTTTTAAAACTCGTAATTTATCTTCCTGCATAGAATCAAAAATCTTTTTTGAAAATACATACAGTCCTATAAAACTCACTACTACTGTTCCATAAAATGCAATGTATTCTGCTAAACCATTACACTCTTTTGTTACAGAAGTAAGGATAAATGATAATAGAGCCGTAAAAGTAGCACTTACAATTCCTACTGATATCGGGAAGTTCTGTGTTTCTCTACTTCTTTTATCAATCTCAATTTGTTCTTTTTCAAGTTTTAAATTGTGTATAATGATGTCTACACAATCGGTATCTCTGCTTATGTAATCCCTTGTTATATCTATTAGCATTCCGTAATCACCATTTTGTACGTAATTTTTGAAATACATATCTAACGTTTCTGGGATTTTTTGATTTTCTAAAAATAAATTTTCTTCTTTTTTTGACATATATCATCACCTCGTATGATATATACCCATAATATTACAACTTTAAACATTTTTTTTGATAATTTTTTTAATATCTCCATTCCCACCAATTACACGAGATATTCACCCATCATCTCACGATGATACACCGCTTATGTTACTTGTTCTACTATACACTATATCACAGGTTCAATGTGACATTCAATGACATTCTTAATTTCAATCAGTGCGTTACCGTGTAAACGCAAAATATGTCTGTATCCGTAATTCATTTTACAAGCAATCATTTCCCACGTTTGAAAATTGAGATAACGCAGAATTAATATAGTTCGAAGTGTTGCGTCATCGAGTTTATTCACGTTTTCCAAAATCTCTTTTTTAATTTCGTACAGTCTGTCAATGCGTTTATCTATCAATTCGGAATAAGCGGCATAGCTTACAAACTTATTCTCCGACGTATTCACGTTTGACGTCTGCACCTTTTCACTGCCCGACTGAGCCACAGTGCTTGTTGCGTTTGTCAATGCTCTCTCCTGCTCCAAAATCAATGCGTTAATCTCCTCGTCCGTCTTTCTCGCTCTCGAAAGCCATTCTTTACATTCTTTAATCGTCAAATCAATTCCCCCTATGCTTTCTTATCCGGTACATACTCCGGACACTTTTCAATTTTTTTTTACCTTCTGCCGACAAGTCGTTTTCGTCTTTAATATTATTAAGACACGATATTACTCTGTCATTCATCGTAACTTGAAAATTTTCGCTTTTCGGTAATAGGCACTCTGTTTCTCCTTTATGGAATACGCATTTTTTGCAGTTACAAATCATTTTAATTCTCCTTTCCATCTTCTTTTATAACTATATTAAGTTGTCGTCCTAACCATTTTAATCCGTTTGTAGTTAACCAATAACAAGTATGGTTGTCACACTTCTGTACATTTATAATATCTTATAGCACCGATTTTAATTTTCTTTTTTGACATTTGTTATCACTCCTCATTTTGATAAAATTCCTCTCCGATTTCGTATTGGTTGAAGTCCTCATCCAACCACCACCTAAACACATCATATCCTGTTTGCCATGTCCCCTCTTTGCCGTTTGCTTTTCTTGTTTCAAGCATTCGGTCAAATGCGTGTATATATGCTTTTTCGTATGTTGGATACCTGCGAAATTCAACATATCTATGTTTTCCCGCCATAGGACAACCCCACACAACCAACTCTCTTGAAACCCTCGCAGTATAATGGGTTTAGGTCTATCTTTTCACTTTGGATATAGTCCTTTATGTTTTCATCATTCCAATCGACAATGGGGTTAATTACTGTTTTCGCCTGCTTTTGACATCTTTCAAGCCAACGCCTTTTGTCGTCATTGTCATTATTCAAAACGATTCTTTTGTTCTTATTGCTGTTGAAATCTTCGTATATTCCACGCTTAGAGCGCGAACGGCTTTCGGCTCTGCGAACACCTGTCGCAATAGCCCTGTTTCTCCCCCCCCTTTTTCCTTTAGGACAGAGCAACAGTACCGCATTAATCGTGTTGGTGGTAACATTACCTGCGGTATCAACGACCACATTGTCACCCTCTCACCCTTATACGTTGGTTTTTCGATAGTACATTTGATACCCTGCAACTCTAACTTTTTAAATGTATTTCTGATATGATACACCGTTTCGGGTGCATCTATTGTGGTATGATTATGTAAAACTTCAAAATCAATACCACTATTAATTGCCAACTGCAAAAGGGTATCACTATCCTTGCCGCCGCTGTAACAGATTATCAGCGGTGCATTATATAGGCGTTCTGACGTTTCTGCACCTAAACGCAGGCGTTCAAACGCCTTTTGTTCCAAATCCATTATTCTTCCTCGCTTTCTCAATAACATAGCTTAACCTCTTTATGTATTTCGTCAATGTCAACATCTACAAGAGAATAATCAGTTATATCGCTGTCGACCAAAACTTCAAAATCTTCGCAGTCGTCCTCAATAAGACTTTCTACAACGTCATACAATTCCCTTACTGTCATTTCATATCACTCCAGTCCAATCAAATGCTTGTCCACATTCTACGCAATATTTATCGCCGAATAGTATATATTTACTATCGCCACAATTAGGGCAATGACTCAATCCACTTTCTTCGTCAATAATTATTTTCATTGGAATATCTTTTTGCTCATACTCATACAACTTCTCTATTGCCTTTTTCATCGGCTCAAAATTTTTAATTTCTCTGTCTATAGTTTCTTGTGCCACAGGTGAAAACTTTTCCGCATTTAGCGTTATAAATCCGTTTTTATATTTTTGGGTTAACATTTTTGTGTACCTCCTCATTCATCATTTTTCAATTTTACTTTTTCAATCGGCACAATAATTACTGCGTGTTTGGTTTTGTCCAACAGTTCAAGTGAATATTTCAAAAATCCTCTCGGGTCTTTTCTTGCGATACACGCATTAAGGATAAACGGTGTCGGTTCGGGGATATTATAAAAATCCGAATAATAAACCGTTTTATTAAGATTTTGTTTTACTTCAAGAATATCCATATCACAAATCCTCAATGCTTATAAATATGCCCGTCTGCTCCGCCCAAAACTTTTCTGTTATTTCACTTGCCACAAGTGCGTCATCTTTCCAAAATCCCACTTCCGTCATAACGTCTTTAAGCATTTTCTGCAAGTTATCCGTATCGGGTTTTGTTGCCTTATACTCACCGTCCGAATGCTTGCCTTTAGGGAAGCACCACTTTGTCACCATACGCACAGGCTTTTCAAACATCTTTTTAGGTGCGTAATGCGAAAGATGTGCCGCAAGTTTTTCTCTTACCGCTTTAACTTCCGGCGGCTCATAAAATACCGGCTTACCTTTTACGACTGCAACCTTTTTTTCTTGATACGTTTTTGTCGGCGGTATCATTGCCATAAAAAATTGTACTTTCATTTTCTCACTTCCATTTATTTACTTTGTGTCTGTTCTGAAATTTTTGCTTTGTCAGTCAGTAAGGGGAAGGAGTTGTTGTGCGTAAGCTGTCGCACAACTACTTCCCCCTGACCTTAGGGAAAGGGAAACCTTTATATATACGTAGTATATATAGTTTGTCTGTCCCTACGGTCAAAGTCGATTTTGTCCCGAATTGTCTGTCCTTAAAGACACAATGACATTTTTCGATTTTGACCTCACAATCGGGACAGGACAGTTTTCCTATTTGTCCCTCTTATTTCTTACCGATTTGACCCTCATCAATCCAAAATCCGCCGTGTTCTTTCAGTCGTCTTCTGACTGTTTTTTCCGACACTCCCATATATTCTGCCATTGCTTTTACTGTCACTTTATCATCAATTCCGCACGCCTCGAATGCTGTTTCAAGGGAATTTTTACGTTCGTTTTTACGTTCTGCGTCTGTTTTCTTTTTAGAAAAATTCTTCTTCCAAGTAGGCATTCCGTCATCAACCGCAATATCTTTCAGCACACCGATATTATCAATATTATGAACAGGATATTTAAACCACAGGTTTACAGGAGAAAACTTTGGGAACTCTCTAAGCGTACCCTCTATACGCCACGCACTACGGCTTTCAACCGTTTTTCTTGCCTTACCTACATCTTCTATAACGCACTCGTAAGCGTCGTTTTCAAGGTGTTCTCGGCACAATGCAAGCATTTGAGTTTCACTGCACAAATCGTCTTGTGACGCATGATACAGTTTATCGTATTTATATAACCAACCCTCACATACTTTACATACTGCCTTATTCTTTTCCTGTTTTAATATATCGTCGTTCAATTCAAGTTCTACAAGGTCGATAAGTGCATCGGGATCACGTGCAAACACCCCCGAACCCGAGGCTCTGTCCATACTTCTTTTACCGCCCTGCGCACCCTTACTGTGATGATGACAATATATCACCGCACAGCCGAGTTCCGTACACACCTTGTCGAACTGATTGCAAAAGTGTGCCATTTGGTCTGCACTGTTTTCGTCACCCGTTATAACCTTATATATCGGGTCAATTATAATCGCTATATAATTCTTTTTGCTTGCCCTGCGTATAAGTTTCGGAGCGAGCTTGTCCATTGGTACACTGCGTCCTCTAAGATTCCAAATATCAATGTTGGATAGATTGTCGGGTGCTATGCCAAGTGCTGTATAAACGTCCTTAAAACGGTGCAGACAGCTTGCTCGGTCAAGTTCAAGATTAACGTACATTACTTTGCCTTGCGTACAGTTCCATTCAAGCCACTTCTTCCCCTCTGCAATGGCACAGCACAACTCAATCAATGCGTATGATTTACCCGCCTTTGACGGACCCGCTATAAGCATTTTATGTCCCTGTCTTAATACACCGTCAATTAATGGCGGTGCAAGTTCGGGTAAATTGTCCCACACATCAGCCATACTTTCGGGATCGGGCAAGTCATCATTAACGCTTTCTATCCATTCACGCCACTCATTCCAATTTTCTTTGCCTATATTGGTATCAAGAAGATATTGTTTTTTATCGTTACGCATTACGCCCGGCATACGCGATAATCTTGACGGATTTCTATTCTGAATATCAAGTTTCAATCCGTTTTTATTACACACGTTATACAGATAATCAACACGTTTTTTATATTCTTCATATGTTGACGCGTCAATTTTTACTATTGCGTGCAGGCTCTTTTTGCCACTGTATACGAGTGCCGCAACAGGTAATTCCAATTCTGTTATAATGGCTTTTTGTGCCGAAATGTCCATTGTATCGGATTCGACAAGTGCATATCTGAACTCCGTTACGTTTTCATTTTTTACGCCCTTACCGTCAAGAGGGTTAAACCTTATCCACGCACCGACTTCGCTGTTATAATCGCCGAGTACACTGCCTATATCGCCTTTGCATTGGTACAGTTCCTTTATAAGCTGACCTGCCGTTCTGTCGTAACAGCCTTTTGACGGCAAGAATTTTCCGTCATGTTCCCAACTTTCCGTAACATAGCCTACGTTTTCATCCGGCTCAAAAAGTGTTTCGAGGTATGTGATAATCTGCTCTGTCGGATTCCATTGTTCGGGAATATGTATCTCACTGCGTTCAAGCCAGTTCCTGTCTACTACAACAAGTTCGTCTTTAGAACCTATTTCACTGTCCCAATCAAGCTCGGCTGATACATTTTCATAATGGTATCCGTTTTCTTTAGCCATTTGAATGATAGTTCCGGCAGTAACGGGAGCAGATGAGCCTTGAAATGTCGCCCACTTCTTTGCACATTCACCGCTATGGTAACGGTTTACGTCTTTCATACTCCACATATCCCAATCAGATACCGTATATCCCTCGTGTTTTAGTGCCATACCTACGTTTATCCACTCTTGATAACTGCAAGTTGACGGATCAATATATTCAAGAATTTCTGTCAAATTATAATCGTTCATATCTTAATTCCTTTAATATTCACTCGGATTTATCCCCGACGGTATTCGCCAACCGTTTGCGGCAATTCTGTCAATAAGATTTTTTGCTTTTTCAAACTCCCAAACACCGACGTGCTGAAAACCTCGACTTTCAAGAAAGCGTATTTGCTTTGGAGTTGTAAGTCCTGCCACACGTCTTTTCTCCAATCGTTCAAGCAGTTTGGTTGCCTTACCTGCGTTATCTATTTCATCAGGGAATATTCCGTATTTTTCAAGTACCTTTATTTGTTTGTCTGACGGAGGTGACATTTCCCAACCGAATGTCGGTACATATCCCGATAAATCTTCGGCTTGTATGCTCATTTCAAATTGCAGAGGATCAACCAATTTACGCTTACGTTTCTTCATTTCCGCAAGAAGATTTGCAAGTGCCTCTTCTCTTTGTGCAACTACATCTTCGCTTGCCTTTTCCTCTGCCTCTTCTATGTCAACAGGATAACCCGCATTTTCGATATTCTCCGTCATTTTTACGGCAACTTCTTCATTTTCGCAAATCAAATGTGCGGGGTGACACAGTTCGTGTCGTTCCGTATGTCATAAAAAATCGAGTAAAAGTAAGTGGTCCTTATTCGGTGCAAGTCTTGTTCCGCGTCCTACCATTTGACTGTACAAACTGCGTACTTTTGTAGGTCTTAATATGACAACGCAATCAACATCAGGGCAATCCCAACCCTCTGTCAAAAGCATTGAATTGCACAATACGTTATACTTATTGTTTTCAAAATCATTTAATATTTCTGCTCTTTCTTTGCTTTCGCCGTTTACTTCCGCCGCTTTAAATCCTTTTTCGTTCAGAATATCTCTAAACTTTTTACTCGTCTTTACAAGTGGCAGAAATACAACTGTTTTTCTGTTTTTGCAGTGCTTTGTCATTTCATCGGCTATCTGATACAAATACGGATCCAGTGCCGTACTTATATCGCTTGATTTAAAATCACCTGCTTGCATACCTACGCCTGTCAAATCAAGTTTTAACGGAATTGTAAGAGCCTTTATCGGACTTAAATATCCCTCTTTGATAGCCTTTGGAAGTGTATACTCATATGCAAGACTTTCAAAAACCTGTCCGAGATTTTTCATATCGCCCCTGTCGGGTGTTGCCGTAACGCCTAATACCTTTGCATCACAAAAATGGTCTAATACACGTCTGTAGCTGTCGGATATGCAATGATGTGCCTCATCTATTATAATGGTATCAAAGTAATCACTTTTGAATTGATTTAATCTTTTTTCACGCATTAGTGTTTGTACCGAACCTACAACTACTCTGTACCAACTTCCTATACAGCTTTCCTCTGCCTTTTCCGTTGCACAACCTAAGCCGGTTGTTTTCATAATCTTGTCAGACGCTTGTTCCAATAGTTCCCCACGATGTGCAAGTATTAAAACACGCTGACCTTTTCGCACACATTCTTCCGTTATTTTTGCAAAAACTATTGTTTTACCGCACCCTGTCGGAAGAACGAGCAATGTTTTATTACAGCCGTTCTCCCACTCGCGGAAAACGGCTGATTTAGCTTCATTTTGATATGGTCTTAATTCCATTTATGACACCGCCTTAAAAACTTCCCGGAGTAAATGACGACGCAGGTGATTGCGTTGGTTCGGCTTGTGTTCCTGTCGGCTCATAGAATTTTTTGATTTCATTGGATTTTAAGACTTCACCTGTCTTAGTGCTTGTATATTCATGTATACCGATTTTACATCTGCCTGTTGCTCCGACAACCGCACTCCAATTCATACGGCACTTTTCGCCATGCTTTCTCTGTCCTATTGCGGTAAAAAATGCACAAAGCATTCCCTCTGTTTTGGTATGTAAAAACAGGTTGTGTTTAATCGTACCTTGATTACCTTTGCCGTCTGCAACGTTTAATGTTATAATCGCTTTATTGCACGGCGGAAGTTTAGCACTTCCTTGATGTCTGCCACGCTCAAAGCCTGTTACCGTAAATTTATAATCACCGTCGGGCAATATTTGAAACTCATTGTCGTTTTCTATTTCATCATCCCAACCAAATTCTCTTTCTTCTGCCATTATTCGTTACCTCCTTGAAATACATTCTCATTTCTCATTTTCTTTATAATCTCAAATACTTGATTCCATGCTCCTACCAATACACCGTTGATAAAATCAGCGTCGTAATTTTCTATCGGTGTATCTTCGGGATAATATCCTTTATACGCAACTGCCTGTCTGATTTCTGCGTCTGTTACCTTATTAATCTGCATTAAATCCGACAATGCTTTCGGTATATTTCCGTTCGGCATATCAAACGATTGTGCCGGTGTATCAAATTCTTTTCTTTCGTCTGATACGTTATTGTCAATCGGCGGTGCAGGCGGTGCAACTGTCGTTTTTTGTGGTGGTGTGACTACCTGTGAAACAGTCGGCTCTATATGTGGTGCGACTGTCGGTGTAACCGCTTGTGTCGGTGCATTATCTTTAAAACAATGTGCAATTCGTTCATATTCAAACGGCATTTCGTCCGGAAGATTATGACGGTTCTTTGCGTCCCAACAAGGGTGATGCGTGGTGTACATTGTTCTTGTACCGCCCTGTGCCTTATGTTTTGTTCCTTTATCATCTGTCGCAACCGAAAATGTTTTATAATTGACAAATAAAATCATATCCGCCCATTCTTTCAAAATAGGTGAAATCTGCGAACTTGTTTTTTTGCCGAGTTTCAACTCCCAACGGTCATATGCTCCCATTTCGTCCGGCTGTTCAAATTTGCGCAACTGTGCATGAGCCGTCAAAACTACATTGATACCCAATTCAATCAATTCATCAAGTGAATTTAAAAATCTGCCTATTTCCTCTAATTCGTACACATATCCCGAACCATATCCGAAATCTTCAATACTTTTTTTGTTATTATCTGCGCATATCTTTGCAATACAAAGTCTTTCCGCCCAGTCAAAAGTATCTATAATGTATGTTTTGCATACAGTCGGATTTGCTTTGACATATGCTACTTCCTCTTTTAGCAATGTCCAAGAGGTAGGCTTAGGCAAACGTCTTACGTCCATATGTTTTGTACTGCCCTCTGTATCCGAAAACAGAGGACTTGGGAACTTCGACGCAAACGTTGATTTGCCTATTCCCTCAGGGCCGTATATGATTACTTTTTGTGCCGATTCGATTTTTCCGCTTGTAATATCCATTAAAATTCTCCCTCTTTCCAAGTTTTTGTCGCATTAGGTGTTGCTGTGCTTGATTCGCTTGAATATCCGTCCTCAATGATGATACTGCATTCTTCACCTGTACTTACTCTTGTGGCTATTGCCTGCAATCCCTCTTTTTCAAGCCATTCACCGAACTCTTTTAATGTGTCGGTATCCATTTGCTCCAACTTATCAAAAAGTACAAAACCACAATTGGGATTGAGCTTTCTGACAATAGCCGTTGATACTTTCATCTGCTCCGCACCGCTCATGTTATCCCACTTAAAGCCTTTGTATGTAAGCTCGCCGTCCTCAACCGACAGTCCATCAAGTGGCAGATTTGCATTCTTCAATAAATTCGTTTTTTCTGTACGAACGTTACTAATAGCTGTGGTAAGCTCGTCATACTTGTCCTTGTATTCTTTCGCTTCTTCTTCGGCTTTGTCTTTATCCATATTGGCACGAACTTTAATGTTTATCTGCTCAATGTTCTTGATGTTCTGTTCAAGTTCTTCGGTTGATTCGTCGTGCAAATCAAGTGCCGATTTTTGTGCAATTTCAAGATCCGAAAGTACAACATCAAGTTGTGATTGAAGATTTGTAATCTGTGCTTTTAGTTCTTCGGAACGTTTTAAAAGTGATTGTGCCTTTTCACGTTTACGTTGGTTTTCGCCGTTTTTTGCAAGTATTTCCTGTTGCTTTAGGATAAGTTCCGAGATTGAAATAAGTTCTTTCGGTGCTTCGGGATAATCGACTATTTCTTCCGCAAACTTCTTCTTTTGGTCTGCTATTCTTCCGATTGCGGTACGTTCGTTGTAAAGTTGTTTTTCTCTGTTTTCAATTTCATATAACTGCGCTCCGACACCGATTACTTGAAGCAGTATCTCGGCTTTTTCCTTTGATGTGCCTTGCATAAATTTCGGCAAGTCCAGTGCAAATTGTTCAATAAACTCATTCAAAAGCTGTTGACCGCCTTTGTTACCGTTCGGATCTATTACTTTCAATGCACTGTTCTTGCCCTTGCGCTCCACAATTAAACCGTTTGACAATTCAATATGAAGAATAGGCGGAATGACCGAACCGTCACGCTGTGGTTGTGACGGACGATATTTGTCACCGCCCAACGCCCACGCTATACTGTCTATGACAGAAGTTTTACCCTGTCCGTTTTTACCTCCGATAACAGTTAAACCATTCTGTGCCGGCTCAAGTTTTACCGCCTTTATTCGCTTGACATTTTCAAGCTGTAATTCATTTATCTTTATCATTGATTTTCGTTCCTTTCTGTGGTATAATGTTGACATAGATTAATAATCTATGTGTTTTTGTTATTTGACCGTTATTGAGTTGCCGCTCTGACGGTCATTTTTATTGCGACTAAGTATCATCGCATTTACGAAAACACCTACCAAATGCTTTTCATTCGGTGTTAAATCGTTATACATTTTCAGTATTTTCTTCTCATCTGCCACTCTTCTCACCTCCTAATTCTGATATTTTATAGGTTGTCTGTATGCTAAAACTATTCCCCAAGATAATCCGTAACTGTACGGATACTGCAATACCTCTTTGAATAGGTCATACCACGCTTTTTCCTTTTCGTATGCGTCGGCTTCTTCTTCCGTAAGTCCGTCACGTTCATCGTCACATACTGCGTCATCATCATCTATGCACGCCCAATCATCGTCGATACAGGCGAAGTCATCATCACGACAAGCAAAGTCATCGTCTATGCACGCCCAATCGTCAAATTCGTATTTTGTCATAGCCGTTTAATTATCTCCACTGATAATCTTCGCAACACTCATTTCAAGCGGGTGCTTTGACTTGATACGATTTGTTATCCCGTATCCTTTTGCTATGTATGCCTTAACCGACTTGTTGTCATCAGCGTTTAAAACCACTACATCATCTCTGCCCGTCATTACTACATATTTGTTCATTTGAAAATATTCCTTTCACCGTTATTTTCTGTTTTGCGTGTCCTCTGCACTCCTTGGCGAATGCGTTAATCATCGGAAATACTTCTCTGTGGAAATATTCTTCCGTTTTCTCATTCTCTGTTTTTGGTTTTCTTTTTAGCATTCTTCCTGTCCCTTTCTGCCAATTTCCAACTTATGATTAGTCCGATACCGAAACTTATCAGTGCAATTCCTATTGTGTTCATTTGTTTACCTCTCTTTATCCTGTGAGCTTGTCCTATCGTCGGAGCATTAAGCTCCTTTTTCTTTGTTTGCTTGAATAGCATTGTACTCGTCAATCATCTCCTGCGACGGCTCAACTGTTACATCACCGTACCCAAGCATATGATACATATTTTCTATATGAGGTTTCCAATGCTGAAAACGCTCATAAGCAGGTCTGTCTTGCCAACTGCCTACCACTTCAACGTGTACTTTAGGTTGCTTTCTCGGCTTTCTTGCCTTTTTGGTCTTTTCCGCCTCCATAATCTCCACCTCCCGTTATAATCTATGTTTTTCATTTTTTGTCCTATTACTTTGTACTAAGCGATCTGCTTCTGTTCCATTATCGGAAGTATACCCTCGTTCTTTAACAATGCATAAATAAATAATCTGCCTTTTTGTGTCCAATATGTATTTACTTTAGAATGTTGCTTGCCGTCATTTCCGTTTACAGTATGCGTCTTTGTACTTGTATAGCCTTTTTCAGCATATTCCTTATACAACAGCCATATCCCTCCTTGCTTAAACTGTATCTGGTGTTCTTTTAAGAAATTGTTTAACCATTTTGCCGACTTACCGTAATCCTTTGCTATGACAGTGACTGATAATAAATCGGGACAATTTAAAACTAAATCATAATATGACGCCTTTGGTTGAAGTTCCATAATCTGCTGTTCTTGAACTTTAACAGTGGTGTTTAGTTTCTTATTTTTCTCTCGCTCCAATTTTAATGCCGTAAACGCCTGTATAGCCAAATCGGGATTTTCCAATAGTTCTTCGGTCGCATACATTCCCGTTTTGCGTATTGCCGGTAATACATCAGCTGTAACCCAATGCTTAAACTTCTTCGCATTCGGCATTTTGCTTGATAGGATAAGACTGTACAAACCCGATTCGTTTATAATGATTGTTTCTTTATTCTGATTACCGTCAAAAAGCATGACCTTATGTCTATCTTCTTCATCTACATGGCGGTTAATATCTCGACTACCGTTTTGGTACTCGAGGATTTCCGCTACATCCTTACCGACAAACATAATCTCTCCGTTTACTGTTGTTGTTCTTACAGAGCCAAACTCTGCATTTTCAAATACCTTTAATTCTTCCATAACTTTAATTTTCCTTTCTTCTGCGATATGTGCATGATTGTTATACCTTTATTATCAATGTATTTTGCAATCTGTTTTTGCACACTTTCCACATTTCCTCACCTATTTTCTTATATTACCCGTGTTACTTTGTAAAACCAAAGTCTCTCAGCAAAAAAAATAAGTTCCTATATCACACATTTCTATATCAATCACTCTACATATTTTTTTAATTTCATCTTGATGAAATTCGCTTTTATTGTTGAGTTTCTTGCTTAGAGTAGATACATTAAGACCTATTTTCTTTGCTAATGCTTCTAAAGTAAAACCTTTTTCTTTAATTCTACCTAAAAGCTTGCTATAATTGTACACTTTAACACCTCCTATACTTTGTGTTTGCAAAGTCATTATAACACTTTGGTTTTGCAAAGTCAATAGGTTTTGCAAAGTTTTTTTATTTTTTTCAAAATAAATATTGCGTTTTTGCAAAGTTTATTGTATAATACTTGTAAGAGAGGTGAGATAAAATGAAATCTACATTTGCCGAGCGCTTAAAAGAGGCTTTAAAATATAATGGTATGAGCGCCGCTGAATTATGCAGACTTACAGATACTCCTGAAAGTGTAATGAGTCAATACAAATCAGGTAAATATGTAGCTAAGCAAAAACGATTAGATACTTACGCAAATATTCTAAATGTTTCTATACCTTGGTTAATGGGAGAAGATGTACCAATGAAAGAACTTCCGCCATTACCCGACGGAGCAGTCCCATACAATCCTGTAATGCACAGAATACCTATCTTAGGAGATATTGCGGCAGGATTACCGATATTTTCGGAAGAAAATTATGAGGGATATACTTATACAGAATTAAATCATGGTGGTAAATATTTTGCTTTAAAAGTAAAGGGCGATAGTATGACCGCCGCAAACATTCCCGACGGAAGTCTTGTAACTGTTCGCGTACAACCAACAGTTGAAAACGGCGAAATTGCCGCTGTTCGCATTAATCATGACACTTTTACGATAAAGCGCTTTAAGCAAGAGAAAAATATTGTTATGCTTATGCCTCAATCTTATAACCCCGAACATCAAACACAAATTTATGACTTAAAACAAGACGATGTTGAGATAGTAGGAAAAGTAGTTGAATGTAAAGTCGGTTTTTAGACTGTATTTTAAAGAAAAAATAAGGAAGTGATTACAAATGAAAATGGGATTTAGAACTCCTTCCCCTAAACGTTCTTTTTCAGCACGCACTACAGGCAAACTTAAAAGAACTATAAAAAAAGCTACCAATCCCCTATACGGCAAAAAGGGTATGGGATATATAAACAATCCTAAAAAAGCTATATATAACAAGGTATATAATAAAACAACTGTAGGCGTTAATCAAGTTTTCAGCGGAAAATCGTCGGTAAGTAGGACTACGTTTGATTCACAAACGGCACTTAATCGTATAAACCAACTTAATGAAACAGCAAAAATTATTAATACAACTACAAATGTTTCTACTTTTTTCAGCAGGTTTAATTTTGCACTTCAAATTTGTGACGAACTTGTTCAGTATGAATATACCGGAGTAATTAAAACGATTACTCCTATGCAACAAAAGCGTGAATTATTAGAGCAATTACCCGATGTTATCAATTCTTTAATTGTTCGTTCATATAACAAAGAATATGCCAAAGCACAAGAACTAAAAACCGAAAAAGGTCGTCAAAATAGACTTATACGTTTCTTTAACAAACTTGTCGAAGAACTGAACCAATACGGTGCAAAATACATTACAGCAACTAATATATTAAAAATCCATGAACTTGCAGATTCTATAGGAATAGATAATGAAATCACTGTAAATCTCGTTCCTACAACAATATCGCTGCCTGTAGTGAACACAGCGCCTACAACAAGTATATCTCATTCTTCACATGTCAAATCTGATACAAAAATGATTTGTCCTAAATGCAAAGATATATTTATAAATCATAGTACATGCCCCACTTGTGGTCGTACATTAATTCCTGCCTCTGATTATACTAACAAATATGTTGATGATCAATTTAATAAAGCGGCAGGTTCGGTAGCCGGTTGTGCAATAGGTGTATATTGTTGCCCTTTGCTTTTTGTCGGAATAATATTTTTGATATTAGAAATGTACGGTATTGCTCTTGTAATTTTTGCAGTATATGCATTAATTATATTTATTGCATATTCTGTAGGAAAAAAATAAAAAATATTCTATAATATAATAAAAGTGAAACAAATTGTATTAAAAACATAATTAATTTATTAAATATCGGCTTTTTTAATAAATTAGCAAAAAGGAAGTG